CCAGGATCGTGGCCCAGTCGATGGTGTTGTCCTCATCGAACACGTCGGGGATCTCGGCCGAGAAGTAGTTCGCGCCGGGGGTGGGGACCTGGCGGATGAACTCGGTGACGTCGTCCGGGGAGACCGGGGCGTCGTAGTAGATGGCCATCAGTCAGCGCCTTTCAGAGGGCCCGGAACCAGATGAGGCGCAGCGCGGCCTTGGCCGTCGCGTCGAGTGCGCCAGCACCGGTGGAGAAGGGCAGCTTGTTGGTGTTCACGAAGCCGTGGACGGTGATGCCCGATCCGACCTTCGCCGCGATCGCACCGTTGGGCAGGACGGCGCGGACATCGCCGAAGAGGATGCCGACCTTGTCGTCGCCGAGGGTCTGGCGACCGTCGGTGGCGGTGGAGTCGTACGGGCCGTAGAGGCCGGTTGCGGTCACCTTGGACACGACGGTGCCGGACGGGATGTACCCGTTCGGGTAGTGCGTGGCCTGGGTGAACAGGGAGATGTCGAGCGTGATCGACGGGTTGGTGCCGGGGTCCTCGGACCCGTGCGGGCCGAGCAGCCAGGACCGCTTTGGGGCCTGGTACTGCGTCGTCACCACCGAGATGTTGGTCACTGTGTACTCCTCAGAGTGGGGTGGGTTGGGGTCACTTGCTGGTGCCGCCGGAGGTGTCCTTCACGAAGCCCCGGCGTCGGGCTTCAGCGATCCCTCGGGACTCGCGCGGCTGGTCGCCGAGCTGTCCCTGGGACGGGTCGCGGCGGGAGCCTCGACGCAGCTCGACGATGGTGTCGGCGGCGTCCTTCAGCTCCTGCTCGGTGGTGCCGGTGAGGAGCTTCAGCTCCTTGCCGGTGATGCCCTTGTCCGTCGCGACGCGCATCTTCATCAGCTCGACCTCGGTCTTGCTGCCGTTCTGCTCGAGCTCTGTCGCGCGCTTCTCAGCGGCTTCGGCCCGGTCGCGTTCCTTCTGCAGGTCGGTCTTCTGACCGGCTTCGATCTCGTCGAGGCGTGCCTTGGCGGCCTTGAGGTCGTCGTAGTCGGTGTACTTCGCCTTCTCGCGGTTCAGCCGGTCGGTGATGACCCGGTCGAACTCCTCCTGAGACGCTGGCGGCGTCCACGGCTTCGGCTCGGGCGGCTCGTTGCCGCCCGGCTCCGCCATGAAGCGGATTCCGCGAAGAGCGAAGAGGGTCGGCTCGGTGGCCGGACCCCAGATGACCTGCTTGGACATGGGTGTGTTCCTTCCCGTATGAGGCCCGTCGGCCATGCCAGGCATGCGCTGCCCGTCGGCGGCGCCCCGGTGTGCGGGGTGCAGGTTCAGGTGGGGATGCCGAGCGCTCGTGCGAGGCGCTGCAGCGAGGGACCAGCTGGTCGGATCCCCTTCGCGGTGTTCCCGCGGAGCCGTTCCAGCTGTGTGGCGTAGTTCCGGCGCAACGAATCCAGCTGCGATGCAGTCGGCTTCTGCGGACGGTTGAACTTGTCGGCGGAGTTCGGCCCTACCGAGTTCAGGTACACGCCGCGTTCGGCGGCGTCGAGGCGCACCTTCGCGTCGTAGAGGCGCCGTTCCGCGGCGGTCATCGTGTACCGGTTCAGCGGGTCTCGGACTCCGGTGCGGCGCGCGGCAGTGACCGCGTTGGATGCGGCGCGCGCTTTGCCGCCCTTGCCGAGCTGCCCGAATCCTTCGGCCTGGCCGAGGATGTTTCCGCCGACGACCTGGTCGCCGGTGATGTACCCGTGTTCGCGCATCAGCTTGATTGCGTTCGCTCGGGTGCCGGCGGTGCGGTAGATCTGGTCGACGGTCACCTTGGTGGGGGTGCCGTACCGGATCGCTTGCTTGCTGCCCGCGACGGGGAGGCCGCGGTGGCTGAGGTTCAGGACCCGGTAGATGTCGGCGCCGTCGCGGATCGCTCGAGCGTCGGATCGGCCGAAGAGGTTTTCCTGCTCGGTGGTGCCGAGGGACTTGAAGTACAGGTACGGGTCGGTGCGGAAGTCGCCGGCTCGGTTTTCTAGCGAGGGCACGTGGCGGCAGTCGCAGCGGGGATGGCGTTGGAAGCCCTGGTTGTACCGGAACCACTTGCCGGCGAGCATCACGCATCGGGGGCACGATGGCGGGTTCAGCATCCGCACGTAGCCGAGGTCCTGCGGTCGCTGCCCGATGTCCGCCGCGATCACCCCGCGGGACGCGTCGGACACCTGGGTGAGAGCAGCCATGGTGAGGAAGGTCTGTCCGCGTTGCAGCGCCGCCGGCACGGTGAGGCCTTCTCCGATTGCGGCTTTCGCTTGGATCGGTGCCTGGTCGAGGAGAGTGCCGAGGTTGCGGCCGTCGGACGCGGTCCCGGCGAACGCGGCCGGCTGCACGACCCCGGCGGGGTCGCCGGCGTCCTGGTCGGTCTCGTCGAGGACCTGCTGCACGTACCCGATCGAGGCGGTCGCGGCGGCGAGCTGTCCTGCGGCAAGGATGCGGAGCATGGTGGGACGGATGTCCGCCCAGGACTGGTCGAAGTTCTCACCCATCCGACCCCAGAGCCGCTGCACGGTCTTGGCGGTCAGCGCGGAGACGGCCTGCTGGTTCCGATAGTGGGCGAGGGTCGCCTCAGGAAGCATCGCCAGCGGGCGGGTTCAGCAGGCGGAGTGCGTTGTCGACCTGCGGGTCGGCCTGGTTCTGCGCGAACCAGTCCGCCATCCGCGCCTGCTCCTCGTCCGTGTACCCGAGATCGACCCACGCCTGCTGGCGGGGGATGATCTGCCCCTGCACGAGCTTCAACGTCGCGTCAGCCTGCTGCGCCTTCGTCGGGGTCGACGGGTCACGCCACGCGACCTCGATCCGCTGCTTCGCCTCATCAACCTGACCGCGGGTGAGGAGCACGAGCTTCTGCACCCGCGCCCACCGGGTGCCGTACACCCGCTGGATCCGCTCGGCACGCTTCACGAGACGCGCTTCGGACGCACGGATCGCATCCGCGGACGTCGGGTTCTCCCCGACGAAGTTCAGGTACTCCGGCGGGAGACCAAGCAGGTTCGACACAGCCTGAGCAAGGAGCTTGATCGAGTCGTGGAAGTTCGCTAGGTTCGTTTCCGCGAACTGACCGAACTGCGCCTTCTCGCCCTCGGTCGCCCACATCGAACCGACCGTCCGCTTGAACGTGTCGACGGGGTTGCCGTCCTCGTCCTCGAAGTCGGACGCGGTCAGGCCGGTCGCCCACCGTCGCGGCATGGCGTGGAACTCGCCGGACACCATCATGTCCGTCGCCATCTTGTTCGCCGCATCAGCCGGACCGATGATGTCGTGGAACAGCGACCTACCCATCGACCTGTCGATGTAGGGCTGCATCTGCACCCGGTTCGCAATTCGAGCCGAGTTCACCAGCGGAACGAGCTGCGGAATCCCGTAGTCATGCTCGACGGTCTGGTCGATGACGTACTCGCCGTTGCGAGCCCGCCACGTGATCCGTCCCTGCGAGTCGTAGAGGGTCACCCACTGCACGTTGTCGAGGTCGATCCACGTCTTGATCCCCGAGGAGATGTCGTGGGTGCGCGGGTCCGTGATGTGCGCTGCGTGGAACGGGGACTCGACCGTGATCAGGGGCACGTCCGGGTCGTCGCCCTCGCCGACGATGGCGTATGACCGGGAAAGCGCGAGGGACTCCTGGTGCGCCTGCTGGGAGATGAAGTCACCGTCGTTCGCCTGCCAGATGTCAAGCAGGTCGTCGTCGGCGACATCGGCGCTGCGGAACCGAAAGCCCTCGATGTCGAGGCGGTTGTCGTACGACTCGACTGCGAGGCGCGGCCAGTTCAGCACGAGCTCGGTGATGCGGTCGCCGACCTCGTCGCGAAGCTCGGGTGCGATGAACTGCAGCGGCTGCTCGCCCTCGTAGTACATGTCGTACCGGTTGAGTCGGCGACGCTCCTGCCCGAGCTTGCCGAGGAGTCGGCTACGGAGATCTTCGAGCGCTGTCACTCATGACCTCCTGACTGGATCAACGGAACGAGGCGGTCGGTGCAGTGGGCGAGGCGGCCCGGCGACGCTCGACGACTTCGCGGGCTTGCTGCGCCTGCTGGGCAGGGCGGCGTTGCACGGTCGGGCGGGACATCGAGGTGCGGGTCGTGACTCGCACCTTCGGGCGGGGCTTCGCGGGCTTCCAGCCCTCACCGATCGCGTCCATCGCGGCTTCGTGCGCGAGGACGGACGACATCGCGTAGTCGATCTTCCGGTGGTCCTCACCCGGCGGCTTGCCGAGGATGTACCGGCGCGCGCGGGTCTCCGGGTCGAGCTCTCGGTTCCGGACGACGGCGTTGCCGATGTGGGTGGCGACCTTCGCGTCGTCGTCGTGGGTGAAGCGGGAGTCCACGTTCGTCACGTCGGTGCGGAACCGCTCGAGCGCGGCATGCATCGGGACTAGCGAGGTGGTGTACCAGCGGAGGAAGACCTTCTCGCCGAAGAGGGAGGCGAGAAGGTCGATCTCGGTCTCCCACATGTACGGGTCGCAGTAGGCGCGGACGATCTTGTACTCGGCCGCGATCTCCTTGAACGCCGCCATCACCTCGCCGTGTGGGATCCGCCCGCCGTGGTCGGCTGGCTCCCATAGCGTCGGGGTGTGCTGCGCACCGTAGGTGGGGGTGAACTGGTGCAGTTCAGCGAGGGTCTCGAGCCGGATGCCGGTGAAGTCCTCGTTGTCGGACCCGTCGAATCCGAGCGCGACCTCGACCTTCGCGGGGACGAGGAACTGCAGCTTCTTCGTCGCCCAGTCACCCTCGGGCATCCAGTGCCCGGCACCGGCGACGAGCCGGTTCCCGAAGAACCGTTCCGCCTGAGTCGGGTCGCGCTTCGCGGTCGATGCAGCCTCGGCCTCGATCGAGTCGAGGTTGACCCACCAGGACCCCTCGTACGCGTAGGCGTGGATTCGTGCTCGGTCTTCCGCGACGGAGTACTTCAGCGGCTTCCCGTTCTCGTGCCGGAGCACCAGGTCGGGGTTGCGGTAGAACACGAACACGTCCGGCTCGTGCGCCTCGTACAGCTGCTGCGCGTACGAGTTCTCGGACGGGTCCCACGCATTCGTTGTCAAATGCACCCGGCCACCCATGCCGGCCGCGCCGCGGGACTGCGTATCCGCGGTGTCGATCATCTTGTTCTGCTTCGTGTACAGACCCGCCTCGTCCTGCTCGGCGTCCGAGATCGGGTTGCCGAGCCGGGAGCGCGCGGACGCGGTCACGACATCGATGCGGTCGAGGTCGTCCTCGTCGGAGAGTCCGAGGATGCGGATGAAGCCCTCTCGGACCGCGAGGAGCTCCCGCAGAGGCCCGAGGGTGATCATCGCCCGCAGTGGCCGGTAGATGTTCCCGGCCTGGTCCTCACTGTTCGCGGTGATCTGGATCAGCGGGGACGGGTGACGCATGCCCATCGGTTCGCCCGGCTGGTACTCGTAGGCGTCGTCGTCCTCGTCGTCGCCCCACCCGCACGGGCAACCGTTCGCGGCGCACGAGTACTTCTCGCCGCCCTCGGCCCAGCCAGCGAAGACACTTGGCCCGCACGCCTCGAACGCGACGTGCGCCGCCGAGTACGGGCCCTTACCCGTCTTCTGCGGCGCGACGATCAACGTCTTCCGGTAGAAGAACGCCTGGTTTAGCGTCGGCGGCTTGTCCGGCCCGACCTCCTCAGGGGGCACGAACACGGCGTCCGGGCGGATCCGATACCGGTTCGCGTGGCACCAGAACTGCCAGTCCGCCATCGTGAACGGCTTGCCCCGGGTGAACCCGTCCGGGACGCGGCAGTGACGACTGATCCACGCGTCACCGAGATCCCCAAGGGTGGGAAAGTCGATGACGAACTCAGCTTGCATCGACCGCTCTCAAGCGCCTCGCCGGCTTGGCGCCGCTCGGAGTCGCCGCGTGGGTCTGGCGTTGCTTGCCGACCTCATCGGGGGCGATCTGCCAACCGTTCTCTTTCATCCCGGCCGGGGTGAGACCGATCTGATCGCGGAAGCGGTGCAGCTGACCGACGAGCGCCGCGGACGCCTCGGGCTGTTCCTCGATCGTGGTCTTAATGCGGCAGTACTCCGCCACGATCTGATGACGCCACTTCTGCTCAGCCCAGGCTGCAGCTTGCGGCGTGCGCCACGCGTCCTTCCACACCTCGATCTCACGCTCGCGGAACGTCGCGGTCGCGTCCTCGTCAAAAACACGGATACGGCTGCGCTCCTCGCCAGCGATGGTGACGTAGCGACGCATCTCTGGCAGCGGGAACTTCGGGATGTACCCCTTGAACCCGGCTGCCGGGAGTCGATCGAAGCTCAGACCTCGTGCTTCGGACCGGCCAGAATTCGGGTCGGCCTGGGGGCCTGATCGATTGCGGGCGCCGCCTCGTGGCATGGTGCTCCCGCCCGGCGACGTGGGAGGTCCGCGAGGCCTGTCAGAGGGCCTCGAGAGGCCCGGAACCGAAACTTTTGAACCCTCCGCACCAGGGAGACACCTCCCCGGCGGTACCGCGAGGCGGCCGCCCGGAGGGGGTCCCCCCTACCCCCAGCGGACCCCCAGGAATGGGTCAGCTTGGGGGTCAGGCCCTCCGAGATGGGGTGATGAGGCCAAGGGCGAAGCCGCGGCTCACGATGCGTGCGGTGATCTCGCCGACGGCGTACGCGATGGGTTCAAACGATGGCCGCAGGTAGGTCCGTGCTCGTGCGTCCCATCCGCGGAGGCAGTCAGCGAAGACGAGCTCGACGGCGGCATGGGTTGACTCGTGAGCGATGACCTCGGTGTACATCGCTTCGCGGTGAAGTCGGATGACGAGCGGCACGTGGTCAGGGTGTGGCCATGACCAGCCGCCGAGCAGGTGGCACGTGCCATCGGCACGGCTGTGGTCCTGGCCGTCGGTCGCTGTCGCTACCCGCCGCATGTCCTCGACGTCGTCGTAGACGCAGACCAGGACGGTGCGCCGCCGCCCTGTTGCAGTGGTCGTGACACGGAAGCGGGTGACTGCCGTCACCGGTGCGACTTCCGGCCCGCTGCTGCCCGGTTGCATCTGCCGGCGTGCTCGGGTCCGCGGTAGATCCGGCGGTCGTCGTCGTCGTGTCCGAGATCCCATGCGTCGCCGGGCTCAATCAGTTCCCCGCAACGCCAGCAGTTGACCGTTGCGGCCGCAACGGTCGGAGCCCACTGTCGGCGCAGCTGGTCATGGTCCGACCCGTAGCCGCGTGCTTGCCGGCTACCTCGCTCATGCTCGCGCTGACGACGGTGGTCGGGGCATCGAGACTCAGTCGAGATCGTTGGACAGCCGGGTTGTGCGCAAACCCGCACGGTCAGTCGCAGTCCGGCCCGTTGTCGTGGGCCGCGTGGGCTCGGCTCAGCACGATCACGGCCCGGCCTGCGTCGTGGCCGTACTCCGCCATGATCTGGTCGGGGCTCAAGAGCGCAACCTGGTCGAGCCAGTCGAGGTAGTCGCTTTCGCCGATGAGCACGCACGCGCCGATGAATGCGGTGAGCGCGTCCGATCCGACGATGCCGGCCTTCTCGAGCTCAGCGATGGCGCTCGCGTACTGCTTGCCAGTCATGTCGCCCATCGCAGATCCTCCGCACGGTGAGACCGAGCCGGTTCGGTCTGCTCGATGAGGTCGAGCAGTTCGCGTTCCTCGCCGTCGAAGACGATGACGAGCATGTGTGGCAGGCACCGGCCGCGGTGGACGAGCGCACCGCAGCCGGGCGTTGAGCAGAGGCGCATCAGCGGGTGGCCCGCTTGACGAGCTCTTCTAGTTGAAGCTTCAGCTCCCAGGTCGCTTCGTACTCGTCAGCGAGCTTGTGGGCCTCAACGACGTCGAGTTCGACCTGGTGCCGGCTCATGAGGTCGAGGGCGAGGTCTTCGAAGTGAGCGATCGCTCCGCGGTTGAACATGACGGCGGCGTGGATGTCGCGCTGCCGGCTCATGAGGTCAGGGTCCGGGTCGGGTACCGAGGCCAATCGTGCGACACCGCTGGCAGAACGCGGGCTTGTGGTTGGGGGCCATGCCCGAGTCGCAGTGACCGCAGAAGATCCGCTTGCCGTGGATCTGCATCGGAAGGCCGCATGAGCAGGTGGTCACTGGCACGAGTGGTCACCATCCCAGACGTGCTGCCCGCACCCGACGCAGGTCGGCTCGGTCGCACGGTTGTGGAGGCCGCAGTGCGCCGACGCTCGGGTGTGGCGTCCCGCTGCGGTGGCGCAGACGAAGACGACGGGGTGGTCGGCCATGGCGCCTCCTGTGGAGAGATGCTCGGCCGCGCGCAGCGTGCGGGGTAGTCCGGGAAGCTCCCGGGCCGTGGGCGGCATGCGTCTCGGCGGGTGAGCGAGACGAGCGGCGGGACGGCTTGCGGTGTGTGCTTCTGCGGGGCCGAGACGGGCTTGACGTCGCCGGCCGGAAGGGCCTGAGAACGACGAAAGCACAACCCGTCAGTAGACGTGGCTGTGCTGTACTGCCGCCGACTATAGCCAGACATGGCCGGTCTTCGCATCTCCACGTGTGGGCGTGTCGTGTTCATCGGGTGGTGCTGATGCTCGAG